CAACTTCCGAATCACTATGTCCAGCCAATCTCTCTTGCACTGATGGGGGTAGGTTAGGATTTTCAGCAAGATTATAAGCAACAATGGAATTACTATGTCCAGCTAATTTATCTTGCACTGATGGGTGTAGGTTAGGATTACGAGCAAGATTCTGAACAACTTTCGAATCACTATGTCCAGCTAATTGACCATGTAACCTAGCAACGTCTTCTTCCGGCAATAGCCTATGGATGTTTCTTACTGATACTATTTGTCTTGCGTTATCCCTAACAAACTTGGGATCATATAAACTCTTAGTGTCTTTAGAGTTCATATAAAATCTAGATATGCCTGGTTTTTTCTCTAAAAGCTGATCCAACTGCTCTGGCTCTAAGTCCTCTAATTGGAAATCAGAGCTAGGATCATGGCCACCTTCCATGTCCATGGATTTAATACTAGGGTGATGTAATAAATTCAAAATAGCAGCGTGAAAGATAGGCTCTGGTTTTTTATTACCTCTAGCCTTTATTTGTTGTAATTGGCCGTCTTCTGACATCGAGGCCGTAACAAAAGGCTCGTGCTTGGTCTTGTCTCCAAATTTATGTTCTTTTCTTAAAGAAAGCAGCGTGCTTAATCCGCCACTGCCACAATGCCCCATCGCCCTTGCTTCTTCTGTGCAAGACGGAGCTTGCAGGTCGTACCATCCCCAATTATTGCCCAGGTCTAATACCTTAGTGCCTTTGGGGTCCACCATCCTTGCGGAGTCGATAGATTTTTTACCGGAGTCTTTTTGTTGCAAAGCATCTGTAACCTTACTCTCTGCTTCTTTGAATTTACCAAATCCAGAATCAAGGTCATGTGTTTTATCAAAAACAATTCCCTTGTAGTGTTTCGGGTGAGCAGAAGACATATCGATATGGTGCTGTATATTCGCCAAATTTTCTGGCAGCATTGTTTTTCGTGGGTCTCGCTTATAATTTCGCATGAACCAAGTTCCCCAATTTACGTTAGGCATCTTGGACGCAAAATCAATCGCTGCTTGATGTTCTGGAGCATTCCCCACCATCGCACCCAGCTGTCTTGCTCTACCCGCTTCGTCCTTAAACAGAGATTCAAGGCTAGACATTGAGGACTCACTAGCAGCTAGTTTCTCCCTAATGGCCGGAGTAGCTTCGGCCACATGTTTTTGTCTAGTATCTGGTTTACCAAAAGTTACCTTAGCACCCTCATCTTGAAGCTGATGCCAAGCCTTATCGGCCTTAACAGATACAAGTTCGTCACTATACATCTTACCGTGATGCGCCAAAGCAGCCTTATAGGCTAGCTTCCCCAGCCCCTTACCCTTATGCCCCGGATGGACTTGCGCATTGTTTACGTTTATAGGAGCGCTTTCGTCATCGCTCTCACCGGCAATTTCAGCGAACACAGTTCCCTGCTTAGGCTGGTCGCTATTTGTAATGTGATGAACAGTGTCACTATCTTCATAGTTATGAAAAATATGATGATATAAACCGTTTGGTAAACGATTTGTTTTAATGTGCACGTATTCTGGAGCGCTATAGTGATCAGGAGCTTCTTTCGCGTGAGCATTTGCGTATCCAGATTCGTACTCTAGCGGAGCCTTTTTTAACTGCTCAGGTTCACCGAATTTATGAATAGGAATACCGCCCTCAAAAAAAGCAGGGGGCTCAACCGTCATACCTAGATCTTGCGCTGTAGCTCCGTTTTTAACTTTATTCCAAATCTCGTCGCCAACCTTGATGTGGGGCAAATACTCACCGTGAGTAAAACCAATATCCCTTAATTTCTCATAGGCGTCAGAATACTCCTTAGGGAGACCGTACACAGACAATATTTTATGTACTTGCCCGGTAGGGGAGACAAGCTCAGTTGCCTCTATTTTCAACGCGTTGACATCAGCGGTCGGCAGATTCATTCCATTTAATCTACCAATAAGGTCTTCTTTTTTCTCTTTATCTTTGTTGAAAGCCTTAATGGTGATATGATGTAGAATATCTGCCATAAGGTTTCCATGTTCTTTAAAACGAACAGGAGCCAAAACGGCCAAACCATCTTTGGCTTTGGCATAGTATGACCTGTCGTCGTTTTCAGATTTATTGAAATCTAAATTATGGGTGAAATGTTCTCCCGAAGGAAGGGTTGTGTAAAAATCACTTGGTTTTTGTTCATGAAAAATAGTCCCCCTACCATGAACCGTCTTGCCCTTATTGGGTCCATGAATATAGTGCAACTTGTGACTGAGCCCATCGCTAGATAGGATGGACTCCTGACCGGTAGAATAGGCTAGCTTACCGGCAAGTTTTTTTTGCTGATCAGTAGGGTTAGTGATTAATATAGAGTTTTCTGGTGATCCATAATGTCCCGCGACACTGTGGACGTTGCTTTTTTGTCCACCGGCATGATGTAGACTATGAAGGGCCTTTTCGTGAGTAATATTTTTAGACCCAGCACTGCCATGCAATCCATTTTCAACTGATAAAATAAGATGTGGCTGTGAGAGGAGATTTCTCATGTTAAATATTGCTTACGTAAAAACTCTGTGTAAAAATAGTTCTGAGCTGTTTCAGTAGTGTTTGTTTTTTTATCTCTAGCTCTTGCTGCCTAAGGGCAAACAATTGATTGCCTGGGCCGCTTTTTGATTGCCCCAGGCCATCTTGGCTCAAGCTCACACTGTTGGTCATGTTTAGAGGAGCTGTTGCGCTAAATAGGGTCTGCGCAGCAATCGTTCCGATTAGCTCATTTACAACAACAGGAACGCTCCCCGCGTCTGCACAAATCCCCGCCGTATATTCGACATTCCAATATGCTGGTAACCAATTAACTCCCAATGCCGACAGCACGTAGGCGTATCCGCCCGAACTTACTGGTCCAGCCAAAACCCCAGTACCAGAGGCGGCGAGAAGTGGAATTACCGTAATGGTTCTGGCCGATTTTGATTGGCTCATATCGATCCAATCAGCAGGGAGCACAAAAATATCGGTCCCCTGAGCGCTTTCAATGGATAGTTTTTCTATCGAAAGCATCGGTCCCTTTCTAACTCTGGTAAAACACCATGACCTGTACAGGGCGGAATCCCACGGCAGCTTTTCTTTATGGTGTTCAGCAAAAATAGGAATATTTAAGGCCAACTCAGCCTCATTAATTGCCCTATTGATGTAGTCCTTTAACTCTTCATCACTAAACTTAACGCCGATATTATCAAAGATAACCTCTTGAATACCCTTTAGATATCTCATTCTAAACTGGGCCGGGGTGATCAAAGACTCAATGCGCTTAAGTAGCCCGGTGGGTTTTGTGACGTGTACCGGATAGGTTGAAGTGTTGTACGACTTAGGGTATGACATTAGCAATCACCGCAGTCTGCGCCCGAACAACCACAGCAGCCGCTAGGATTTCCAGGCTCAACAGAAACAGCGTCGTAAGCCCAAAAACGCTTTGTCATGCCGTCTTCAGTAATTTCAAACTTAACATTTCCACCACTAATCACGTCGGTATCCAAAATATTTACTTTCCAGATAGAATTATCTACAGCATCGGCAACAATAGCTATCTTAGTAGTATCACCCGATAGGGATGGGAAGACAACATTCATGCTAACGACAGCCGCTTCAGACATGTAGCGAATACTGTCCTGCTCTAGGTCAACTAGCTGAAAATAAAGGACATTTGCTTCGCCTTGACGAATCCTAATTTCGGTGGCATTCTTCCAGTGGTTATTATCAATATAGCCGATAATTGGCTTGGCTGATAGGCGCATTAAAATTCTCCAATTAGACTAAAGATTAACAACTAGAATAGGTTATAAAATTGCCTTATAAAAACAGTTAGTTAGGCTTAGGCTTAAATCCGACAACAGCGGTTAGACGAGATGGTTCTCCAACAAACAATCGATATTCGTGCCCAGTTAGTCCCAACTTAATCTCTCTAACGCTACGGGACATCCGAAAAAACGACCAACAATCGCCACTTGTAATGGCCGAAGTGCGGCCCGTGCCGTGCGTAAACGGCTGTAAGTCTGGATTGGTGACGTGATCAAAAACTTTAAACTTAAATTTTATCGTTTCGATCGTCATTTTTTTTATCCTTATAATAAATTCTCCCGCTTGTTTTTTGTCAAAACAGGCAAATATGTGGTGCCTATTTATAAACCTAAGCTTTACGGGGTAAGAGCGTGGTCCCTCTAGGAACGTTATTTTCCCAAACCTGGCGTCGGGTATGTCGTAGCTTTTATGGACGACCCCAGCAATTTTAAATCTCCAAGTGCCTATCTCGCTGTCTTTCAGCGCAATCCGTTTGACCCAACAGGCTTTCTTTACAAAATTATTAGCCTTAAGGTAGAGCAGTATTCTTACGGTTTCTATATCCATAGCCCATACTAACATCTTACAGGGTAATTGTCCAACGAATTTTGCCGCAATCGTACACTCTAAAGTAACCTAGTTGAACCGCCATTAGACGCTCTGTTAGCCCAATATCGGCACCTTGAGATACAAGCCATTCCTTTTTAGTGCTCTGTTTGGACCTAATTTCTTGGTTTTTACCAATATAGAAGTAGTCTGGGTCTAAAGCCGCGTCGTATGTGAACCCCATAGATTTGTAGATGCCGCCTTGTGACCAACGATTGTCAGACCAAGAAACAACCTTACCTTTGATTTTAGTGCTAGCAAATTTAAGCATCTTGGTAGCTCCACCGACAACGGTGATTCCCGATTCAAATGACATACGGCTAAGTACCGTAACCTCTTCATCAGACTTCCTATGGTGTTTGCCAAAAGTTGTGACCCCAACCAACTTATCCCCAAAATATAGTCCAACGGCAGTATCAAATCTAGTAGATCCCTGGATATGTGTTCGATCTAAAAACTCAGCCGCATCTTTTTTATCGATAAATTTAGCCTCTGTTTTTCTGGCGTATATTTTAGTGTTTTTACCTAAAACAGAGGTCAAAAAACCCTTAATTTGAGCCTCTTTTTCAACCCATTCATGTTCAAAAATACTGATAAGTCTGATGTTTCTAGAGAGCAGGGTGTCGTATTTTCTTTTATGTTTTGTGTGATTATTTTGAAGCTTATTTGTAAACTCTACTTCTGGATCAAGTCCTTTTTCTATGGCCCTATCTTTGATCTTTTTTTCAGTTTTATAAGTGAAGTAGTCAGAATGGAAGAAATCACCATTAGTCTCTATGGCCAGCTTAAGTTCGGGGATGTAGATATCCACCTCGAATTTACGCCCTTTTTCGTTATGCTCGACTAATTTATGGGCGCTAGGGTAAAACCGCTTCACAAACTCCAAGACTTCTAGCTCAAAAGATGAATCGTTTATCTTTTTGTGAACTTCAAGGTTGTTTTTGATGAGGAAAAGTCTAATACTCTCTTTATCTGGAGAAACCCCAAACTTTTTAACGATTCTTCTGTGAATTTCAGTACAATTCAGTTTTTCACGATTCAAAATCAATATATCGCTTTCGTATGGCTTTATGCGAACAGTTACCATCTTATTTGCTATATCGATCGAGTGTTTTTTACAAAACAAACTTATAGAGCCGTAAGGCTTATTGATTTTATTGCTAATCTCAATAACACTGTGCCCCTTATCGGCCATTTCTCTTATGATTTCATGTAGGCCGGAATCAACAAACTCTCCTTTGGATCTTATAGGTTCTCTATTGTTTTTAGACAAAAAATTTCTTACGGCATTGGTTGATCTACCCACCTTTTCTGATATCTCAATATCTAATTCTCCAGCCGCGTTCATCTCCAGTATTGTATTTTTATCGTCGTCACTAATATAGTCGGGCCTAAAAGTAGCTTGCTGGTTGCTTTCTTTTAGATATTTAGTGATGACAGGTCTAGATATTCCTAATTTTTTAGATATAACTAGTTTGGGAATACCATCTGCGTTCATCTTATCTATTGCTGCTTTGGCTTCTTCAGTAAGCTTGTACTGAACATATACTTTACTTTTATGGGATATTTCACCAGAGTTTTCCACTATCTTTTTGATGGTGTGCTTGTTCAGTCCGGTTTGCTTGCTAATATGGAAATTAAGCAATCCCTCCGAGTGGAGCTTTAAGACTAATTTTTTTTCTTCATCACTTATCTTTTTAGGCACATACTAACAGTATCATAAGTGTGAAATAAAGTCAATAAAAAACAATACCCCCTAAGATCAAAGACCTTAGGGGGTATTAAGTTTATTCTAACTTGTTGAAATCCTTAATCTAATTTAGATTAGAGAGTTCCCTTGACGTTCTCTGCGAGAACGTTCTTGCGAGGCTGAGTCCCTGCAAGAGCCGCGAAGCGGAAGTAGGCTTCTGGAAGATTAAGTGCTACAACCGCGAGCTTGATGCTTGAGTAAGCATGAAGTTGTGGCATTTCCCAAGTCTTCGTATCGACGAGATACGCAGTGCTTGATCCAGGGCTACGGTTACCGAGGTCGGTAAAGGTAGTAGCGCCAGCGCCAGCAGCTTTAACGCGACCGATGAACTTAGCCGTTGCAGCAGAGCCGCCAGCGTCAGAACGGTACACGTTGAAGTGCGAAGCGTTGCTCGTTGCAGGGATAGAAAGGGTTACTTTCTGTCCAGCTGCGACAGCCTGAGAAATAGCAGCCGAAGCAGCCGATTCACCACGCATCGAGCAAGCCGTTGCGTAATAAGCATACGTACCAGCTGGGATAACTGCGTTTGCAGCTGCAACAGCAGGAGTGATAGCTCCTGGAGCTGCTGGAGCGCCTACGCGAGAACGAGCTGGCTTAGTCTTACCGCTTAAGAAGCGGCTTCCCATAAGCTCAACTGGAGTTCCCGAAGTCCACTGCTTGCGGAGTTGAGCGCCCGATGCTTCTTGTGCAGAACCAGCGAGGTTAATACGCTCTTTTCCGAATGCAATTTTGTTATATGCAGACAGAGCAATCGGGTCCATGAAAAGCTTATCAGCTTCGCCATGGTTCATTGCCGAGCGAACTGCCATATCTTCAATCAAGGACTGAGAGATAGAGCCGTTAGCTGCGAGAACTACCGACTGATCAGATCCAAATTCAGCGAACATTAGATCTTGAGTGTTTGCTTGACCATCTGACTGACGAACTTGTTGGTCAATACCAACCATGTTCGGAAGTTCAGCAGCTGCGAGGGGGTTACCATCGAACACACCTGCGTTGGAGAAATCGGCGCGACCACGGAAGCAGTCGAATTCGATATCACCCGCGAGCTTGATAGCTGCATCTTTAGCTGCGCGTTCGTCAGCTTTTTGTCCATCGACAGTATCGACAGAATTAGCAGCGATAGAAACACGGCGAGTCGTGCTGTAATATGCCATAGGCACTACCGCACGAACGAAATCCGAAGTTTCTTCTTCGCCGATTGCGCCTTCAAACTGAGCGGAGCCTCCGAAGATACCGTAGCTTAGCTGACGGTCAAATTGATAAAGGGTGGATTTGCAATCAACAACAGAAAGTTCTTTCTGAAGTTTGAGTTGCTTTTCCGTATATGTTACGTTCTGCATGATTGGCGAGAGGTTCTCTTTTTGTAACGCTGCACCTTGTGTAAGGGAAGATGGAGCCGCGTTATAAGAGCCAGCCTCAAGTGCTTTCATCAGAGCCTGAAGTTGTTCTTTCATTGTTAGTCTCCTGGTTTACTTGAGAAGATGTTGGATCTTTTCGATTCCAACCCTTTTCAAGGTGTATGAGTTAATAAGATCGCGATCCGACTTAGCAAGGCTAGGCTCGGAAGCTTTGTCGGACAGTTTTTTGATGATTTCTTGTGGAGTGAGTTCTACTTGCTTAGGCTGAATTTCGGATTCAGATTTCTCTAAAACGCGAATCTCAGTAATTGCCTTGCGAGCAGGAACCTTACTTTCCAAGAAACCAGTCATTGCGGCGGTAAGTTCTTCAATCGACTTTTTAAGGTCGGTGATTTCCTTATCTTTGGAAGCGACTTCAGATTTCAGAAGTTCGGACTCAACCGACTCTTCAGATTTCGCGATCACTTTCATATCGCCGCACTTGTCCATATCTGGACTAGGCGCAGCGCCTTCAGCTTCAGGAGCCGGAGCTTCTTCTGCATGAAATTTTGCCATTGCGTTTTCTAAAGCCTGGAGATGGGCATGTAGCTCACCTTCCGGCATAGAATCATAGAGAGCGTGTAGTTCGGCCAATTCTTCTTCGGAATAGTCCTGATGTTCTGCTGGAGCTTCTGTCGCTTCTTCAGCGTCTTTTTCTCCGGCCACATCAGCAATAGCCTCTTCATGTTCACCATCTGCTTTGGCAACTTTTTCGTCCTCTTCGTCCTCTTCGTCTTTTTCTTCTTCAGATTCCTCAGACTTAGCGAGAACGACCTCAGACTCCGCTTCCGCTTTAGCCAAAACTTCGGCAAATGCCGTTTCGACTTCGGACACGATTTTTTCGTATTCTTGTTGCGTTAGCTGCATATGGTCTATCTCCTTGGTTTATTTAAGTTATTAATTAAACACCAGAGTTAGGCCAGTAAATGTCGTCACTGACTTGGGTGTCAGTAGCAGCACTCATAGCAGCAGCCGTTACAGCAGTAGCGGCAGCGATTTTTTCGTACTTGATCTTAGCGCCCATTTTAGCTGCTTCAGCCGATACGCGAACGAGATCGGCAGGAACAACTTGTGCATCTTCGTGTGCAATTTCCATGGTGTGAGGTGCAAAAGCGTGAAGGTCTCCACCGAGAATATCTTTCGATCCAGCATCGATTGCCTTAAGGCGAAGTCCAACAACTGGCTCGCCAGCTGCTTCGTTTGCATCCTTAGAAAGAATAATCATCGGCCAGCCGTCAGAGTCACGTAGCTTGCGAACAGTGTTAAGCTCGTTTAGAGCGCTGTTAGCAGCTAGGCGTTTTGTGAGGCGGTCTGCAAGCTGGTCCATTACGGAATCAGCTTTAGCAAGATTTTTGTAAGCCATTTTAAATCTCCTAGTTTTTAGTTTTATTACCCCGAAAAGGGTAAATCATTGTTATCAATACAAAAGATTGACATTTTTGAAGTTTTTTAAATGAAAACAAAACCTTACAGTGTTATTTTTAACAAATTCTGTTGATTTCATTGAATTTTGTTGAGTTAAAATAGACAGTAATCTTTATCTAATAAGATCCCCTCACCGTTTAAAGAAAAGCACATAACCAATGGAAAAGATTGACAATACCCCTCAAGATACGAATCCAGCTAAGCCAGGGACCATGATTGATGGTATTGGGGCCAGCGAGGCCCTGGATTCTTCGGGCGAACGTCTTTCCATAGCGGGATTGGACATTAGCACCCTGGAATCGGGTAAGGGCAAGCTAAATTGGGAACACAAATCTGACACTCCTAGCTCTATAGTCGGTACAGTTCTTGTTGCTAAGAAAATCTTTAAGCTGGAAGATTGTGAAAATGACCGTCAAAAGTATTTCTGGGAAAAATCAAAAGTACCCTATCTGTACATAGTTGGCGAACTATTCGACGGTGTTGGTCATGAACAGGCTAAGGAAGTAGCGGCCATGCTTCGCTACGATGAGTCTAAAAAGAATTCTCCTGAGGCCCTTCCAAATACCGTTAACTTCAGCGTAGAGGGAGCAAAAATTTCGAAGACCAACGATGGCTTAATCGAAAGATCGCTCGCAAAGAAAATCTCGGTCACCGTAACGCCTTGTAATCATTCAGCAATTGCTGAAATACTGAGGCCAGAATCTACCAAGCCAGCAATGGGCAAGAAAGAGAATAAAAAATTTGATACCCTTTTTAAATCTGAAGTGCCAGTTCAGATTCTTATTAAGGCCGATATTTTAAACTTCAAAAAACCAGCTGGAGCCGTTTCCATGAACAAACCTATTGGAACCACCAAAAGCGGTATTTCTATTTTAAGCCATAAAAAACCAGGCGAATATGGACATATTTCCGCTCAAGATCATCACGACGCAATGAGCGCTCACTACAAGGCCGCTCAAGACGCCAAGGACAGTAAGTCCGCACAGCACCACCTCAATATGTCTAAATGGCATCAGAATGCGTTTCATGTAGCGCTGAATCATGAAAAACAATTAAAGCCAAGACATTCTGGCCTGAAAAAGGCTACCACTGCCGGTAGCTACATGAGCGCCCCAGGCTCGCTAGTTGGTGGGGCTGCACTTCAAAAAGAGCACGTTCGCAAGAAGCTCAAAAAAGTTGATATGTCCGCCCCTCCTCCTGAGCCTAACGCAGCAAACGCTGCTGCCATTTCCAGTGCTTTCAATGAATCCGGCTCTATCAGTATGCCTCAGGCATGGCAAAACATAAAGAATTCGGTAGGTATGGGAAAGTCGGACAGTAAATATCGAGCGGTCGTGAATACAACTGAGGGCCTTACCGGCAAAGGTCGCGAGTTTATTGTTGATAAAGATGGCACTCCAAGGGCAGAGTTTATCGATGGGAATTTTGTAAGAAGTCATCCTGAATATGAAGGCGATGATAGACCTACCATTCCGGAAAAAGAAGACATGAAGAAAGCCAAAAACGCAAAAGAACAAAAAGCTAAGATTTGGGGCACATCCTCACAGCCCTCTGCCAATTCGCCGATGCGTGAAAAACACTCCCAACACATTCGTGATTTCGCACAAAAAAGATATGGTATGGAACTTGTTGATTCGGGCGGTAAGTGGGATGAAAAGGCAGGTAAGCGTAGAAAAAACAGTAAGGACATTAAGGTTGGAGCAGATAAACCGGATTGGCGCTCTAATAGGCTTGAGGCTCAGAACAATCCTGATGCTCAGACTCACGAGCTAGGCCATCTAGAAATCCTTCCACAGGGAATTGATTTGCCAGGTGGACAGACCTTCATGGACCGTCAATATGGCGATGTTCAAAAACAATATGGCTACATGAAACAAAAAAGATCACAAGGCGAGGTTCAACCAATGGGTGTTGAACAGTATCTTCGCCGCAGAATGGGACTTCCAGCAAATCAAAGCGCTGTTCCCGTTAAGCCGGGAGAAGGACCTAGAACCGCCGTAGAAGATGGCGGTGTTATTGGAACTCGCATCACAAAGCCATCCGGTAAAGTTGTAGATCTTATTCGTCAATCGCGCTTTGTAAACCCAGAAAACAAGCAGCGCATCGACATGGTTGATCGTGGCGAATTAAAATTTGACCCAAAATCAGGTTGGTCGGATGCTGCCAGAACCATTCACGGTAAAATCAACTCTAGAGCCAGAGCCGCCTCAGCTGACCCATCTCGCAAAGATGCGAAAACCCTTATGCGTAGTGAGATTGAAATGGCATATGAGCATTTTGGTAAGTCAGAAATTTTGCACGCTGTGGTTGACGCCAAGTTTCCAGAAATGACACCTATCCAAAAAGAAGCTATTGTTAAAATGGTAGCCTATAGGGATATGAAGAAAAATGAGGCTCGCCTAGCTGAGCTTCTAAAGAACTATAAGGACGACGAAGAGGAATAGCAATGAATATCGTTGCCCTGCTCGCTCCGCTATTAAAGAGTCTTCTACAGTCTTTTTTAAAGAGTCAAGCTAAGCCGACCGTACTTTCGGCTGAAGCGCCCGTAGCGGCTCCAGAAAATCCACCGATAGAGGCCGTTAAGGAATCTCTAGCTGTAGATTGGTCCGATCCAAAAGCCAATATTAGTAAGTATTTTACGGTCCACGACGCGACCTGGCTTCCTTCTTGGAGCAAATATCACTCCCCAACGGATGAAGAAAAAGCCTTCATCATTGAGCTTGCTCATAAAATGGACGCGATTCGCGAGTTTTTAGGCGAGCCGATCATTGTTCATGTTTGGATGAGACCTAAGGATTATAATTCTTGGCTATACCACAACGTGGTCTGGAAAGCCCTATCGGAAGAAGAAAAAGCCAAGAAAAAAGTTCCCAATAGCCCACACATAACTGGTCGAGCAATTGACTGGAGTGTCCAGGGCAAGAAGACCGTAGAGGGATGTGACGAAATTAGAAAAAAGATCATCCCTATGCTTCCAGTCTGGGGCGTTAGATGCGAAAACATCATCGGCAATTGGATTCACATTGATACTATTGCACCGGGTGTGAACCCAGACGGCAAGAAGCGCTGGTTCTTTATTCCTTAATTCCGCGCTGATGATTGTACTCGTTGTGATTCATCGAGATGTATGTCATTGAGCCGTTTTTATTAAAGCCGAAACCACCCGGCAAATAGGCCATAGTGCATCTGCAAGATGGATGTTGCCCAGAAACAGAACATTTACCTTCTTTTCTTTCTTCCTTAGAAAGATAGGTAACTTTAACATCACTAAGCTTCATTACTTTAGGAGTTGTTCCGTCAACGGTGTGATTGTCTATACAATCTTCGCACGTAGCAGCGTCGCGAATTAAGATAAAAAACACTAGCGGATCTTCCACCCCCATATCGCTCGCAACCTTAGTGATAGTGAGCACCTTGCCCATATTTCTAACCTTAGTGGCTTCTGTCTCAGCGATCATTTGGAAGTGTCTACCAGATTTAGCGAAATTTTCGGAGATGATTTTCTTTAGTTTATCTGGGTCAACACTATTAGCACCCATAGCGGCCAGATCCTCAAAAAGCTTAGCCTTGGTTCTAGCCTTCAGAGCATCAACGTAATGATTCGCATTCTCAAGTAGATTCTTAAGAACCTCTTCTTCTTTACTACTAGGCCGTCTGTTTAGTGACTGAACAAACAAACTAGGAAGATTGTAGTGTTCTTGCGTACTAAAGATAGCTAATTTCTTACCCTGTAGCTTAGGTATATTGCCAAGAAGCCTTAGGGCCATTCGATCAAATAGACCATCGGTAATTTCTTCTATGGCGTCTAAAAGCTCAGAAGACATGCCGATCATTTACTTACCCAGCTTAGATAGGATTTCCATGGCCTTAGATTGAGCGTTTTTCTCTTCATCGCTCCAACGGGAAAGCATCTCATCTACTAGCTTTTCTTGAGTATTGAGAACCTTCTTATCGTTTGGGGCCGTATTCGTTAAAAAGCTGATAGATTTAATATTGTGGGCGTCTTTTAGCTTATCGTAAGACTTCTTAAGCTCTTCAAAATTAAGTTCACCCTCTGCTTTATTCACGATATTGCCTAGTTCATCAATCGCCTGTCCAACTTCATCACCCTGTGGGGCACCTTGATCGGGCTGACCCTGAGCGTCTTGAGGAGGAGCCTGTTCTGGCTGCGGAGCCTGTTGCATTTGCGCCATTTGTTGCATCTGCTGTTGCTGTTGCTGCATTTGCTGCTGCATAGCCTGAACACTCGCGTCCTTTAACCCCTGCTCATATCCAAGGCGATAGCTCATGTCTACGCTGGAAATAAATTTCCCACGAATCTGCTGATACTTTGCTTTCCAATCAATTCCTGCTTTACTAGACATATATCTCCTACTCCTCATCCTCTTCTAGAGAGTCTTGAATTAGCATTTTTAGAATCTCGATAGAGTGAGCTGGGGTTGTAAATTTTGCTTTAACAGCTTCTGGATTAACCTGACCTAAAAACTGAACATATTGCATCCAAAACGCATCTCTTTTGTATTTACTAATTGGGTCTACAAAAGAAGCGGGATCATCGAGAAAACTTCCTTTGACCTCAGAAACGTCGACGTACTTATCAATTGCAATATTCCAGCGCTCGTTGAATGGAAGCGTCCCGCCGAGTCTTTTTCCAATCGGTTGCTTGTCTACCTCTTCAAGAACGTCATCGTAGGTCATGAATAGCGGAGAGTCCTGCTGTAGGCGAAGCGATTGCTCTTCTTCATTCTTAGCGTCTAGTCCAGAAAACTGAACGGAGCATATACGGGATAGCTCTGGGTCGATAATTGGAAATAGATACTCATTAAAGAAGGCTTGAAATTTTAGAACGAGAGGGCGAAGGCCCGTGTCGCGTGAAGCTGTGAGCTTGAACTCGTTGCTGGACTCTGACATCGTTTTTTGATTCGTACCCCTAGACAGGTGCCCATAACCAGGCAGCTCATCTGGAGACATATTGAATGCGCTTAAAATATTTCTAGCAACAGAGTCATATAAAAATTGAAACTCGCCATCTCCGGTGGAACTAACCATTGGTTGCCAGCTAACTTCGTCACCTGTATTGATACCAAAAATAGGAGCCCTGAAGCTATTGCTTACAGTATTGATCGAGGCATAAAACTGGGCCTTAATATTCTCAATAACATCTTGATCCATCGCATCGGACTTGACGACCAGCATCCCCTTAGCTGCACGACCGTTTTGAAAATAAAGACGATTGTATGTGTCAATGGATATATGGCTAACAACCGAGGACATGCAGGTGTCTAGGGGCGTAACTGGATATCCATTGTGCTCAATGTCGGTGCTTGGATATAGATTTTGAACAACAAGCTCATCAGACGCAAAGGCTTTTTCTGGAGTGCCGTTTACAACCTGAGCCCAAACATAGTTTTCTTGTTTAAAAGCGTCCAATACTTTTTCATCAAACTTAATGTTGTTTTTACGAAAGCTTTCTTTTAAATCAGAAATCGTAGCAGCTCTTAAACTATCAACTCCATCGCCGCTATCATCAACGGTTTTATAAATAGTGCCGGAATCTACAGGCCTAAAACGGTGGAATTTTCTATTGCCTTTGTTATCAACGGAATGGACTATTTCCGTTGCATACATTCCAAAGGTTAATCCATTTCTAGCCTGAACATCCAGGAACTCCGATAGAGATAGCCTATCTTCATGTTTAAGACCTTCAACGTGACCACAGTTAACAAGCAGCGTTTCGAACTTCGAAATTCTTTCTTGAATCATCGGTAGCTGCTCAGCCTTGATTGCATCTTTGAATTCTGGCTTAATAATGACCTCAATACCAACATCAAACCGGTCGCGACGAACATGACCGTGTAGGCTCATCGTGTTTCCGCGAGCGCGAAGGATGGAAGCTACTAAACTATCCTGAACCCTGATCTGCTTAAGAGCCCAGCTTGGAAGAAGGTTGGATTTAACCTTAAAGACGCCAGCAAAGTGCTGGGAGCCCACCCTGTCTTCGGATAACGATATTTTAGGAGCTACGACCTTTTTTTCGGTCTTCCCCTCTTCGATAAAATAAGCAAGTCCATCCTCAGCATCGGACTTCTGAAGCCCAAGCTGATCTAACCTATGTTGAGGTATTTCAGCTGTTGTAAATACCGGCTGGCCTTTTTTGGAGTCTTTTTTATCGTTTGACATGTTTACTCAATTGTGGCAATAAAAACTTCTGACGATTGTATAGTATCACACTCTAAGCTGATAGAATGGATGGTGCTCTTTAGCATTAGAAGTCCGGGCTTGTTTCCAGACGCCGTAATGAATGGCTGAACAACAACGGGGTCATTGCCATTGATGGTTACCTTAATTGCCGTAGAAGTTTCAAGATAGATAAACTGCTTAGAGGATTTGGCGATAGTGACTTGAGATAGGGCGGTTGATGTGGGGAGTGGGTTTGGAGAATAAAACTCAACTTTTCCAGGTTTTACTTTAGTTATAATGTACGAGCCAAGGATAGGGAGTCCAAAGCCGCTAGAAATGGTAAGGACATCATCCTTCTGAACATTGTTTAGAGAATAAAATTCAAGACTTGCAGCAGAGGATAGGGTGACGGTTTCTAATGTCGCATTTGCATTTTCGACAGTAAAAGAGTCGGCTGAAGCGGCCAATACCGTAAAAAGTCCCTGATTTAATGGACTAAAATTCGAATAAATCTCAACAATATCGCCAGGTTGAATGACGGCTCCGCCCAAAGATGTTCCCGCAATGCGAGTAAAAATAGCTAGGGGGCCGTTTTTTGTCACTTGAAATTGACTGGTAATGTCTTGAGTGGTAGCACGGGCTAGGGCGATCGTAGGGACGGTTCCAGCCGTATTGGCTAAGGTGTAGGTGCTGCCTGACTTAAGCGAAACAGTGTATTCTGTGGTATTGTCTTGACCTAATGTCCTAAGTCCGCTATAATAGGCCACTGGCTGCCCTGGGGTTACCGTAAAAGCATCAGACTTAGGAGATTCGCCCTCTAAACAAGCCAACTCTCTCGTCCATTTGAAATTATTAAGTGAGTTCGAATTGCTGGGTGATTGGTCTGAAAACGCATTTAAAGCGACCAGAACGTTTAATCGTGACATAGGGGATCTCCAATAGCTTAAAGATTACACTTTTAGGGGTTCTTAGAAAGACCAGAAAATCTTACCGTTCTTGTCTTTTTTGACCTCAGACTTATTGGGTTCGTTTACGGACTGCTTAACCACATTATGAAGTTCCTCAGAATGGTCCTTAGGGGGCGTCATGTGGCCCGACGACAGGGTTGAAATTAAGGGCTTCCCACCCTTAGTCTCGAATAAGTTTTGACCAATATACCTTACGCTATCAGCTATGTGTGCCTCATCACCATCGGATGGGGTGTCTGTAGGCTCACCCGCGCTGTCTAGTTTGAAATGGTGTTTTCTAATAGCATCAATGAACTGTTCGTTCCTATCTGTGCGGATAACCTTCATTCGCCTTTTGCCCGATGAGTCGCTAATCTGGGTTCTAACCGCTTCTATTCCAGCCATTACGTCTTTTTTGAAGTCCTTACATGTCATTCCGTTTTTATTGAAAGTTTTAATAAACGCTGGCATATTGGTATCCATAAACCATAGTCTAGGCTGATAGCGATCTCTAATCTGCATTCCAAGCTTAAGAACGTCGTCAAATTCCAAATCGGGCACGCAGTAAGTGTCGAAAATCCACCACTCACCATTAGGGATCATTGCACAGACAACAAAGGCCTGACCACCAGAGTGTCCCCAGTCGCCACCTACGTAGAAGCGAATGCCTGTTTGGTGGACATAATCGACAAGCTGGTCTAAGGAAATTCCTTCCCAAGGCTCATTGCCAGAAAGCGTTTTGTAGGCTGTGGCCACATCGATGATGTTTGATTTCTCTTCGAATCTTGGATATACGAGACCGCTTGCCGATGGACGCCAACAAAGCAGCTGTGCCTCTGCCATGTCGTCCGATAAGGCCTTGAAGTTTGTGATTACGGCGGCAATTGGTTTATACAGCCCACCTTTAGCTGAATCGGGCTTATTATCAGCAAGCCTAGTCTGACAAACTGGAAGAAGTGGACACTTAAGGCATCCTGGGTGAGCCATAGTTAGCGACCACTTTTCTTTTTCAACTTCAGCCAGCATATCGTATTGATCTTTACCGATAGTTGTTAGTGGAAGTTTTTTAGATGTGTAGCACACTACCTTTGAACCGTCTTCGTTGGGCTGATGTCTAGTTTTTGGACATTTCTCAGCAACGTCTATGATATTCCAACGCTCTATGCTTTCGCCTGTATTTTTTACATCATCAAGTTCTTTTTGCATCAATCCGAAGGCATATTTTCTTGTTGATAATTTTATCGTAATTGGATATTTACCCTTATACATAGAAGGAATCATTTTAGATTCCTCATACGCAACGGGATCGGCAAGGTCCAGCTCGTCAATTGACATTAAATTTGTATGTTCAGAATTTGCAGATTTCTTTGTGCAAGTTAAAATAGCTAAATATGGCTGATCGCCATCTGGAGTTTTAAATTCAATTTTATTTTTATTATCACTCGTCCTTGTCCACCCTGCTTTTGTTAGATAGGGCTCAACTTTATTTAGGTAGCTAGTGATATAGCTAGCGCCTTTTTGAGCCTGTCTTTCGATGGCAGCCATGTGTGTAATGGTGGATCTAAAGTGTAAAAGCAGAATAAAATTCACCATAGAAGCTACGATGGTCTTAAAGCTATCTCTGCTTGCGAGAAGTATGTATCCTGGGACCTCATCGCCCTTATTGTCTTTCACTGAGCTATAAATATTCCACGCCGCTTGCAGCGGACTCGATGTTGAATCTGGGTCAACAGAAGAATCCGGCAAATCAATTCCCAAGAACATCAAGTACCAATCACCAAGCTCTTCCTTGGTTTCACAAATCTTAAGGAACTTAGCCTGTTTGGCTTGCTCTTGTATCAGCTTAAATTTTTCATCACTCAGAAAATCACTCATGCTCTAAGGTCTGCCTCATTTGTAAAAGCCTCAGGATTGTCCACCATTCGCTGATATTCTAGATCAGCCGCAGCCTCACTTCTCTCAAAAACATCGTCGCGCTCATATGCGACCATTCCGCCTAATGTTCCAAGAACACTGGCTATGGAGGCGGCGTTTAAAAGGGCCTCAGAGACTGCCGGGGCTGAGTCAAAAATGCCAGTATTTTCGATCTTCTCAAAACCAAGCTCTAGGATATTGTAAACTTCGTCGGGATTATTAATCAGATGCTCTACGATCTCTTCAATATCCTCGTTACTGTGGCTACTCTGTAGTAATCTAGTAATCGGAACCATCAAGGCTGGCGCAAGAATTTGATGAGCAACCAATCCGGCATCTCTATCCTTACTTAATTCGATAGCTAAATCCATCAAAACCCTACCGCCACCAGGAAGTACGCCCTTAGACACTGCCGAGCGAACCGCCATAACGGCGTCTTCAACCCTATCAGCTAGCTCTTTTAGTTCCCCACCACTTCCAGCACTAACCTCGATTTTAGCAATACCGTTGGTTAGCTTACCAAGTCGTTCGGTAATCCAAAGCTTCTCAGCCTGTGATGCGGCTTGCTCCGATTGTTTTTTAAGGTCTTCAGCCCTGACTTCGATGTTCATATCGTCGGGGTCACCGACAATAGTGCTTCTAAAGCGATACATTTCAAACTGATTCATACCTGAACCAAGATCAGAGGCAGTAGCCCCGCTAATGGGGGCTTTTAGCCCAAAGATCTTTGCTCCGGTAAACGCGGAAAGGTCCATTAGGAATTGAAGCTGACTATGAGAAAATGGTGCCATTGGAGTTGTCATGGGGACAACGTTGATAGTGTCTGGATTTACGAAGTTAGTCGCAAGCGTATTGAGCACGCTATCTCCAAACGCATGTGCTACAAGTACGATGTTCTTATAATTTGTATTTCCGGCGATATATTCTTCGCTGACACGAACCAGAAAGTCATAAATCATGGACATATCTGAAATCTTGCCGTCAAAAATAAGGAATAAGGGCTTTTCAAGGACACACCTTTGATTGCCCTGATCATTAATAAAAGACATATGGTTTCTACCGGCAGACTCTTCGTATCCGATAGGAACCGGAAATCCTTCGATAGAGGACACACTGTATCCATATGGCCCAGCGATCTCTTTAATGGTTACGTGCGAAGACTCGCCATATCCGATTAGCTCAAAAGCTTTGATAACCGCTTCGGCCATATCCTCATCGCCATTGGCCGAAACCGTAGCGACGTTTTTAAGTAGGTGAATATTTGACTCATCAATTTTAATTGATAGTTCCTGAATCTTGGGAATAAGAACAGTCCTTACGATCTTGGTCATCTCCCTAGCCGCTTTTTGTGGGGAATATTTTTTATTCTTATCTGTAAATTCGAATAGACGATCGATTAAGGCAGCAGAAAGGATTGTGCTGGAAGTAGTTCCGTCACCTGCTTCGCTGGCCGTTCTCTTGGCGGCGTCACGAGCCTGTTCGATAATGAGAGACTCAAAGATATCTCTAGAACCAAGAGATTCGAACACACTAACTCCGTCCTTGGTGTTCTTATTCCCAATGCCGTGATGCTTGCTTTCTAGTAGAATATTCCTACCGATAGGCCCAAGGGTTGCCCCAACGATTTCCGAGATTCGATTCATTGTTTTTTGGACGATATATCGAACTTTTTGCGGGTCGGAAATAAAAACCTTAGGAGCTTCTTTAACTTTTCTCATTTTCTATTCACCTTATCATTCATTTCAATATAAGTACGTGATCCTAAAGGGCTTTGTCAAATATTTTACTATTCACTCAACGAAGCCTGAGCGCTACTGCTCAGATGTTCAGTATCATGTTTTTTATGCGGCTTTATATGATACTGAGTGTTTATGGTAAAAGTTTCTATAAAAACCCCGATCAGGGCGGAAATTCTGTCAGCATCTCAGGAAGAGCTTGATCTAATGGAAAAAGAACTATCCTATACCAACACCTCTTTATATTTTAGATATTCCAAACTGTTGAAAAACAAATGGGCTAGAGATAGGGACCCCGTTAAGTGGTCGGCTGAATTAAATGACCTCAAGGGTAAAATGAAGAGATGTCTTATGTGGAAAGAAGGAAGCAAAACCCTTATTTATCCGGGCTCTATCAATTACATTAAAAAGGTTGATATTGAGGCTAAGTCCGAAATAGATTATCCTAAATTAGACCCTATGTCTTTTAAAAATCCGATTAAGTTCGATCTTTATCCCTATCAAAAAACGTCAATAGAAAGACTTGTTGAGACCAAACATGCGGCTGTAGAATTGTGTACCGGCGCAGGAAAATCGGCAGTGATTACAAGTATTTGTGCTAGAATAGGTGCAGGAACTTTGATCATTGTGCCCTATCAGTCACTATTTGAAGACATGGTAAAAAATCTATCGCACCATTTTGGTGAGAAGAATGTGGGTGTGCTAGGCGATGGGGAAAAAGTTCTTGGTAGGCCGCTTACCGTTTGTATTTCCAAAAGCCTCTCCTCTCTAAAACCCGGTACTGATGACTACGAAATCATAGCTAACTCAAAAGCCTTCATGATGGACGAATCACAGTTCGTAGGTGCGGCAACGCTTGAGGATGTTTGTCATGGCATTCTAAAGGATATCCCCTATCGCCTATTCCTATCGGGCACTCAGTTACGAGGCGACGGCAGCATTAAACTATTAAGAAGCATCATTGGCCCTATAGTTGAAACCTTGACCACTAAAGAGGCCATTAGGGGCGGCTATATCTGTGATCATGACTTTAGGATTAAGGACATCCCCTCTCCTAATCCCAAATATAAGATCAAGGACCCACTTAAGATGAAGAGATATCACTTCCTTTATAATCAGAATATAGCCCAATTTATAGCCAATCTAGCAAATGCTACGGCATCAGTAAAAGGCGAGTCAACCCTGGTTTTGGTTGAGGAGCTAGAGCAGATATCGGCCCTAATACCCCTGCTTAAGTGCAAATTTGCCTATGCACACAGCTCTTCTAACAAAAAAGAGCTTGAGAGATTGGGTATGAAAAAGGTTGATTCCGGGGAAAGTATCGAGGCTTTTAATAGGGGTGAGGTTAAGGTTTTGATAGGAACAAGCTGTATCTCTACGGGAACCAATATCTATCCAACTTTTAACACTGTTAACTGGGTTGGCGGTAGTAGCGAAGTTAAGACTAAGCAGGGAAGTGTGGGGAGATCTGTCAGGAAGCTAGAAAATAGCGACTATAAAACCTACCACAATCCAAAGCCCAAGTCAATTATATGGGATTTTAATGTAAAAGGGGTTGAGATTATGGAAAACCATCTGGTGGAGAGGGTGGAATTTTACAAAGATTCTGGCACAGAGATCAAATATATCAAATAATTATGATACTTATCCTTTAGAGAACAACAATGGTAATACCGAACGACCTACATACATTAGCAGACAGTGTCACAGCGGCGATCGAAGGTAACGAAGACGGTTCTGATCAAAAAGAACAGGTTGAGCTGCTGACTTCTTTAGAGGATAAGTTCAGAAAAAATATCATCAAGACAGCACAGGCAAAAGAGGCCTATAAGAAGTTCATTTTGATGATCGTAGTTGAGCATAAGAATCTACTACTAGCTAAGCCGTATTTTCGAGAACGCTCTGGAGTGTTTAATGAGAAAATCAGCCCAGCCATCCGTACCGGCAATATTCACGAATTGCAGAAATATAGAGCCAACTATCTACTGATTAAGTTTATTAAAGACAACTGGCGCGGAGCTATGCCCGAAAGGGCTGAAAAACTTCTTGGGAAGATCGAACAGGCACGTAAGGTTTTAATCGAAAATAACATGCCCCTAGCTATTAATCGGGCTAAATTGTTTTTTAGAAAAACCCCAGAAAACCACCTAAGTCTTATCGATTTAATCGGAATTTGCTCGATTGGTCTCATTTCCGGCATAGATAAGTGGTGTGGACCGTACTCTAAGGTTTTCCGAAGTACGTGTATTGGATACATGACCGGTAGCATGATTGAACACTACTCCAAGACCCAGGTTCATATGTACCCATCAGATAAGGCGATGCTATACAGAGCTAACTCGATGCGCCATCGTATGCGAGTGGACGACATTAAGACCCTGTCGTATTTGCTTCAAAAAGAATTTCCAGATCAATCCGACAAAGCGTCCGTAGAGTATCTATCTGAGCTGCTGGGAACCACAAGTGTAGCTAGCGCTGAAGCTCCCTTAGATACAGATAAATCTAATAAGAAGGTTTTTCTTAAGGACTATATTCAAGACAACAAGGCCGATGTCGAGGAGTCCTTTATAGAAAACGATGCTATGCATAAGATGCTTTCCATGGCAAAAGAATTGCCTGTTATTAATCAAAAGGTTTTAAGATTAAAAGGGGTGAAGCTATGAGACAGAGTTATGGAAACAATATAGTCCTAGAGGCATATAAGCAAGGTCAGGGTGTCGTGTCCGAAGTTAAGGGTGGATTTGCTTTCGCTAGGCATAAAAATGCTCTGATTCCCCTTAAGGTATTGGTTACGGCACAGCTAGCTGACGGTAGCCTTATCCCAGCGGGAACCATTGCGGTAATTAAAGAGGACGTTTTAACAAGTCACGCTTGGGCTAAGGACATTCGACACTCAGATTCCCTAAAATCAGATATTATAATCGGTGATATTTCATATATAGCGTATTTTGAATATCCAGAGCCAGCTCTTCGTGAATTTTAACAAAATGAAAAGCTTAACCATTGGTGACCCACACATACAGGTTTCAAATCTAGAAGAGTCAGAAAAGCTCTTTAATTTTTACTATTCTATTGCGTCAGACCCAGCCAATGAAATCGAGCGAATCGTTATTTTGGGAGATCTCACTCACACAAAAGACGTAATTCGGGGATTGGTTCTTAATTTTTGGGATAGGTGGCTAAATACTTTTAGCTCCTTACACCCTACGGTTGTTTTGGTAGGAAATCACGACCTAAGTTGCAATACCAATAATGCAATTCATTCCCTGGTTCCGTTTAAGGGAAAATATAAGAATCTTTCAATCGTAGATCGTCCATGCGCTATGGACAACATAGGGTTTCTTCCTTACTATCACGACAAAGAAGAGTTTGTGTCAGAGGCTAATGGGCTAGTTGGACGTGGCTATAAAACAATTATTTGCCACCAGACTTTTGCTGGCTCTAAATTTGAAAATGGATTCTATGCGCCGGACGGGGTCAATCCCGATCTGATCGATGCTGAAACCATCATCAGTGGTCATATTCATTCGACCCAGTCATTTAGTAAGGTTTTCTATCCAGGAACGGCGGCGTGGCACATAGCGTCAGATGCTAACCAAAAAAAGGGCGTTTGGATTATCGAGTATGCCCCAGACGGTTCTGTGATATCTAAAAAAATGATTGAAACCGACAAGGTTGTTACCCCTATCGTCAGTGTAGATATCAATGAGGGAGAAGAAATCCCCACCATACCCACTGACGCAAAGGTTTTTATAAACCTAAAGGGCTCCTCCAGGTGGATTACAAAAACCGCTAAGGACTTAAAGGGGATGGGGAGTATTAGGGGCACCCCTACGGACTCTAAAGAGAAAAAGAAACGCATGGCCAATAGGGAGCTTGGAATCTATAGTTACCTCGATTCTTATGCTCTATCTCCAGAAGTTAACAAAGAAGATATGAAAACCTATCTTAGGGAGCTTGGCATTGGACAATAAACAGTTAAAAGAGCTTGCTTCGGGCATTATATTCTCTGGGATGTTATCTGAGTTTCACATTAAGAACCTATCTAATTACCCGTTCATTTTCTTTGATGGTGTGGATTTAGTAGAGATTGAGACCGATATTCCTAACCACGAAGAGTTTACTGCTGGCAAAAAACCAAAGATTACATATAAGGTTACATTTAAGAAAAAAGCAAAAATAACCTACATCGATAAGAGGATTGATGCGGTTGTAAACTCAGTAAAGACCCTACTGTGGCCCGACACTGAGGTTCTGGTTTTAGATAAAAATAGCAACTTAGAATTGTTGAAGGAATATGGACCAAAACGACGAAAATCCAAAAAAACTGCCGGAAGTCGTAAAAAGCGATCTTCCAGCAAATCCAGAAAGTAGATCGGTAACAGATCTAACTCATTGGGATGAGACCGTACTTGGTAAATTCAAGGATGACGGTCTTCCTGGTATTTCCAAAATCACCCCCGATCAAATGACCCAAATGTTTGAGCTTTACATGCAGGGAAGGACTTACAATCAGATTAGTCAGATTGTAAATGTCAAAAAAGGCATTGTTCTTTACTTTTCCGAGAAGTCGCAGTGGTATGCTCAAAAACAGGCATACTTGACAGATATGTCCAACCATCTTTCTGGTAAAATATCCGCAGCTAAGATGGAAAGTGTGGATTTCCTTGCTGATACTTTTTACTTTTTTCAGCAATACTACAAGTCAAAAATGGATAACTACGCAAAAACAAAGGACGACAGGATTGTGGAGTCAATGTCCTCCAAGTTCCTACCTTATATGTTTAAGGCGGCGGAATCTCTACAAAAAATAGGTGACGAGAATAGTAAAAACGCAGCGGCAGTCAATATCAATGTTGGTGCTGGGGCAAATATATCGAGTGACGGCAAGACAATGAACATAAATACAGCCGATCAGAATAACTTAGAACAGATTTTTACCATGCTTGCAAAGATGAAACGCGATGAGCAGGTTAAAAGGGCAGAAGATGAAGTGGCGATCAAGCGGGAAAAAAGTGACGAAAAGTCAAAAAGGATCATTTTAAAGAAAAAACAGAAAAAATAATAAGATACTAATTAAGATAGGAGACAGACAGTATGAATAAACTTAAGAAAACGGCTTTATTGGGGTTAGGCCTTGTAACCCTTGTTATGGGGGTTTTGGCTCTATCGCCTAAGTCCCATACCAAGGATCAAACAATTGTGTTGACCTCAAAAAACACAATCGCCCTTACGGATCAAGTTAGTGATGAAAGTGCGGCTAAGGTTTTTTTAGAAGCAATGGAGTTGGATGTCAATCTGTCCAAAGGAACCCCCATCAACCTTGTTCTTTATACCCCAGGCGGATCGGTTCAGGCCGGACTTGAGCTTATGCAGAATCTCAACAGTCTTGGTCGTCCGATCAACACGATCACCATTTTTGCGGCTTCTATGGGGTTTCAGTTGGTGCAAAATTTAGGAGAGCGACAAATCCTTTCTAGCTCCATTCTCATGAGCCACAACGCCAGCGGCGGAGCCGAAGGGGAGTTTGGTGGCGGAAAAGAATCTCAGCTTGAAAACAGGATTTTGTTTTGGAAACGCCGCGTGCAAAGTATGGATGAGCAGACTGTTAAGCGCACAAAGGGTAAGCAGACGCTAGAATCTTACCGCAACGCTTACGACCACGAGCTTTGGCTTAATGGGGCAGAATCTATCGACCAAGGATATGCCGATCGCCTTGTCAATGCTCGTTGCGACAAAAGCCTCTCGGGCACTCGTCATCAAAATATTAAATTCATGGGGATGAACATCTCCGTAGAGTTTAGCAAGTGCCCATTGATTACTGGGCCGCTTTCTGTTGAGGTAAATGTTCTTACCAATAAGGGTACGACAATGACTTATTCTGAGTTTACCAATTTGGGTGGACAGACAGGAGCCGTTTGTATGACCAACAAAGAAGCCCTTTGCCTGGCTGACCCGACTGTAAGCCTAGAAACCATCGAACGTACAAAGGTTGACTATAAGCGTCGCAATACCATGGAAGGTATGAAGCAGCGTATCGGATATACTTGGTAACAAATGCCAATAGTAAATTACGTCTGCACAAATTCGGAATGTTCTAGCGTATTGGGGAAATTTTTCAAAAAGGCCTCCGATATTAAATCCGAACAGGTTTGTAGCAAGTGCGGTGGGGTTGCCAAGCGAAAGCTCGGTGGCCCCGCCATTTCCTCAAAGATGGAAGTAGATAATGGTGTGGGCAGTAAGTCCGTTGAAATATATACCAATCAGGTTGAAATGTTTCAAGAACACTCCCAAAAAGGACAGAAACGAGAATGATTTCCCTAAAGAGTTTGCGTTTTTCAGGCATAGGACGTTTTGTAGAAGAATCCTTTATCGATTTCACAGGTAAATCCAGGCTTCTTCAGGCCGATGGTAAAAACTTAAACACTGGTGGGTCGAGTGGGGCAGGTAAGAGCACGGTATTCAATGCGATTGACTACGCATTCGGACTATCCGATATCCCCTCTACGATACTAAAGACTAGACTATCTAAATCCCCTATCAGCGTAGAGGTGATTATCTCTACGGACTCTGGAGAATACAAGATCTTGAGAGGGGCGGGTGTTTTAAGTGTAGAAAACATGGTTACCGGGGAGATTACCGATGGTAACAGTAAGCTTGTCGAGGAAAAAATTGATCAAATCATAGGTATCCCAAGAAGTCTATTTAGACCGATGGTTCATAAGAGGCAAAAAGAGGGTGGCTTCTTTCTGTCCTTTACTCCCCAAAAAAGCCATGAGTTTGTTTCCGAATGCCTTGGTCTAAAAGATTGGACTACTAAGCAGCAACGGGCTAGCGCGGACATATCTGCGTCAACCAAAAAGATTGAGTCCCTAGAGCTATCTGTGAGCGGCGATAGATCTGTAATCGACAGCGTTAAAGCCTCTCTGTCCGGCTTGGAAAAACCAAAACTTAAGATAGACCCGTCACTGATTGATGTCTATAAGGACAAGATTTCAAAAACACAGGTAGAGATAGATTTTACTAGCTCTGAGGTGGCCAAAAAACTATTTGAGTTAAGAGCTACCTTTGCCCCTATTGCGGAGTTCACCAGTGATATCTACAACCTCATTAAAGAGATAGATGGTAAAATTAAGTCTAAGACAGCTGAAAAACAAATCAAAAGTCGCTCTTATTACGACAAGAAAAAAGAGCTGGCGAAGTTATTTTCAGACAAAAACGCTCAGATTTCGCTTCTAGAAAAAACCGAATTTAAGATACAAAACCTATCCTCTCTTTCGGCGGCCCTTACCCAAGATCTAATGTCCTTTAAGTCCTCAACATGCCCCACATGCTCGCAGCTTTGGGTTGGCCCAGACAGAGAGGCTAAGTTACAGGAAAAAGTGGCCACCTTTAAACAGCTCAGGCAGGAGATGGAATTCCATCAAAACGCAATATTGGGGCTTCCTGCGCTCAGAATTGATCTAAAACAAATAGAAGATGCCATCCATAGCAATGACACAGAGATGCAAGCTCTGAACGAATGGGACCCATCTAAAGAGCTTAGAGAAGAAAAGGAAAGATTGTCCTCAGAGCTTTCCGCCCTACAGGTAGAGCATGAAAAAAATAAATACACCATACAGCTCGACAGGGCCAACAAGGAAATGGCGATAGTACAGTCCTACAATAAGATCTTATCCGATCTAGACCTTAGGCTTAAGGGAGATAGTGACATACTGAAGCAGCTTTTTTGGGAAGAAGAGTCCTACAGCCGCGAATTGCAAACCTACACGAACAATACCTCTTCTCTAAAAGACACTCTTAAGGCGACCGAGAGTAAGCTAGCTATTGGCCTAGACGCTTTGGAGTTCGAAAAGGCCAGATTGTCTGTGTCTAGCGAAGCTCATAAGCTAATTAAGAGCTATGTTAATGATTTGTTTTATGAATTCCTTTCCAGTGTAGGAGATAGGGCTTCTGAAATCATCAATAAAATCCCCAACATGGCCTCTGCGTCGATATACTTTGAAAATCTTAAAGAGACAAAAAGTGGCACCGTTAAAGAAGAAATTAATGCCATCTTAACAATTGACGGCGAAGGTGGGGTTCCCGTAAAGAGCCTATCGGGTGGCGAGCGAACGGCTATCGACTTAGCAGTTGACTTGGCCGTAGTTGAGATCTTAGAGCAGCGTTTCAATAAGGGTGCCGACTTCATGATCTTAGATGAGCCATTTGGTGGATTGGATGCGGTGTCTATTGAGGGGTGTCTTGAACTTCTTGCCAATTCTGGCTCCACAAAGAGACTTATGTTGGTCGATCATTCTGAGGAAACCAAGCAGCACATTTCTGACAAAATTTTAGTGGTTAGAGATGGACAGTTCAGTAGGATCTGTGATATTATATAAACATCATGAGTGAAAGACAAAGCGTCCTTGGTCAGCTATCCATAGATATTATCGAATATATCGAAAATGATTACAAAATGGATGCCACCTCTAAAATTGAGGCCATCAGGGCTATTTTTGAGAAGCATTATATGCCGCTAAAATCAGAACTGACTATCGGCAGAAAAGAATTTGAACATATAGTGAGCAATGCGAAGTCCGAATATACCAAGGGTAGCGCAACTGTTAACTCACTAAAAAAACCTCTTGAACCGCAAGAGACTGCGAACTACTACGTTATTAGTAGCTTTATTGGATTTTTGAATAGTAAGAATGCACTTTTAAGAATGCCTCAATTTAAACTAGGAGATAAGTAATGGCTAAGAAAGACTGGAAAGCAAAAGTAGAAAAAGATTACCCTGAATTCGTTGATGCGGTTGTGGGGCTAAGCGTGGCTCAGCTCGATGAGCGCCTCCTTGCTTACGCAAAGGAATCCGAAGCTATCGCCAATTCTCGGGAAGAAAAAATCGGAGAATTGCTACGAGCGCTGGCCGATCAAAAGAAGACCCTGGAAGGCCCCTATAAAGACGCTGCCACTGCCAATGCCCTTAAGCGACGCTATATTGTGAAGCTTATCGGCGAAAAAGGTGGCAACGATGGGTCGCACGGATAATCTTACTCCAGAGGAAAGACGGGCCGTTAAGGGAGCGTTGCGCAGGGCTTTTAGACAAAGCCCAAGGATGCGTCAAGTCTTAAACAAGGCTAGGCGTGAACTTCCTCCAAAGATAAAAATAGATGGTACACCGGGCAAGAAAAATCAAGTCAGATATATCTGCGCCTCGTGTTTCGATCTATATCCACAAAAACATGTGGCTGTAGACCACAAAGAGCCCGTTGTTCCCCTACATATTAAAGAAGACGCCATGAGCATGGATGATTTGGTTAATGGCATTTTTTGCCATGAATCTAATCTACAGGTTCTATGCTCTACTCCCATAAAATTACTTCCTAAGGGTAAAAGGTCCTGTCATGCCTTAAAAACAGCGGAAGAGAATTTTATCAGATCTGGCCTAGAAAAAGCAGATTTATCAAAAAGCTCCTTGGAGTTTACGATACTTAAATTAAGGGGAGAGTATGGGCAGTATATTTCTGAAAAACAAAAATTGGCTGAAGAAAAAGAATTAAGAAAGCAGTTAAAGCTGCAAAAGAAAAAAAAGAAGGAAATTAGAAATGAGTAAGCGCTGGTCAAATTTAGCCAAAGTTGTCTATAAAAGAACATATTCAAGAAATGATTCCGGCAAGATGGAATCCTATAGTGAGACCGTTGATCGAGTATTGGCTGGTAACTTTAAAACAGTGGCTGACACTGACCAATATCGCTCTGAAAAAAGAGAGCTAAGAAGGTTCATGCTGGACAGGAAGGGTGGCCCTGCCGGTCGTGGATATTGGTTCTCTGGGGCACCTGCACATGAAAAGCTTGGTGGGGCAGCGTTGAACAATTGTTGGGGGGTAACCTTTGACGACTGGATTGCCTGGGTCGTTTCAATGGACCTTCTCATGCTAGGTGGCGGGGTCGGAGCGTCTGTAGAGAATCGTTTTATAGTCAAGCTTCCTAAGGTAAAAAGGGACGTTGTGATTTTTCACAAAGCAACAAAGGATGCTGACTTTATAGTCCCCGACTCAAGAGAAGGGTGGATTGAACTTCTTCGAAGAACCTTAGAGGCTTTTTTTGTTACCGGTAAGGGATTTTCTTATTCCACCGTGTGCGTTCGAGGATACGGTCAAAAGATCCAAGGCTTCGGCGGTGTAGCTTCAGGCCCACTTCCTTTGGTAAAAATGATCGAAAATATTTGCGGAATTTTAATCGCTAGAGAGGGTAAGCAGCTCAAGTCGGTTGGTTGCATGGATATTTTGTGCTCTATTGGAGAAATGGTAGTCAGCGGTAACGTCCGTAGATCGGCGATTATTATTCTAGGAGATCCATGGGATAAAGACTACTTAACATCTAAAAGATGGGATTTACATACCGTACCGAACTACAGAGCCTATGCAAATCTATCGGTTGTTTGCTCCGACATAGAAGACGTTCACCCTCTTTTTTGGAAGACCTATGAGGCTGGAGAGGCTTTTGGTATTATTAATCGTAAAAATATTCGCAAATACGGCAGAATGGGCGAGCTTAAGGCTGATAGTGCTGTCGTTATAAATCCGTGCGCAGAGGCCCCTCTGGAGGCCAATGAGCCTTGTAATTTACAAGAAATTGCCCTGCCAAATCTAGAAAATGCAGAAGAATTCTCTAAGATAGCTAAACTTTTACATAGATATGGAAAAAGAGTCACATTAGAGCGATATCATATTCCGCAGGTTCAAGAAGTTGTTTCTAGAAATAGGCGTGTGGGTACGGGAATAACCGGATGCTTGGAATCTGAGCTTTTTTCCCCAGATATATTAGATATGGTATATCGCGATATCCAAAAGGAAAACGTGGACTATAGTTCCGCATTGAACATTCCGCCGTCCATCAGAACAACTCTGGTAAAACCCTCAGGGACCATATCGAAAATGTTCGACATTGCTGGCGAAGGAATTCACTCTGGTTTTTCTAGATATATGATTCAAAGAGTCAGGATTTCCGCAAGTGACCCATTAATCGAGCAGCTGCGAAGTGCGGGGCACTATATGGAGCCTGTAATGAGATTTGACGGTACGCTAGACCATGGTACTATGGTGGTAGATTTCTACATTAAGACCCCAGACTCATGCCCAGTAGCCGACGAGGGATTTGATACTTGGAAACAGCTGGATACACTGCTTCTGGCTCAAAAGCATTGGTCAGATCAGGCTGTTTCTGTAACAGTTTACTATAAAAAATCAGAAATTGAGTCAATTAAAGACTGGCTGAGAGTAAACCTTAAGAGCTTAAAAAGCATTAGCTTTCTTTGCCATGATGATCATGGATACAAACAGGCACCGAAAGAGGCCATAACCAAAGATCAATTCGACAAGCTATCCTCAAAATTAACAACAATAGATGTGGATTCTATCGATTCTGGTGGAAATTTAGACGGTTTAGAGTGTCAGGGCGGTGTATGCCCAGTAAAATGATTGTAAAATATGATACTTCCCAATTGAGGATATTTGTATGAAATATTTTGATGACGACAACTTTTCAGAGGCGGACGACCTTCCTTCGGAACAAGAGATAGAAAATGCCTCTCGACGAATTGAGCGTTCTAATCCACACAATTCTGACCGCTACGGCGGGGAATACGAGGATGTGAGCGAAGACGGTGGTCAAGACGAAGGTTTCCCAATATCTGCTGAAGAAGCAAGCCTAGAAGACCAAGGGGAATCAGAAGACGCCATGGAAGACGTTCAGATTCTATCGGACGCTCGTTTACGTCTAGAGCAGGGTCGATTATATGAGATCTTAATGACTCACAACATCTTTGAGGGTGTTCAGGCCGATCAGCGAGCTATCAAAAATGTAGAGCGCGAAATCAAGAACTTCATTAAAGAACGCCTTGAGATTATGCTGGGGATCAAATCTGAAAAGCCCAAGCAAGTTGAAATTGGTCTAGATCCAGAAGAAATTCAAATCCTCAAGGGACTTGTATCTAAGGCTAAGGGGTCTGTACTCGGAAAGGTTCAACCAACAGAGGCACGTCCAGCCACGGTAGCGGCTCCAGTGCGCTCCAACAAGCCAAATCCTATCAAAGCCCCTCAACCAGCACAAAACGTGCGTGTAACCCCTAAACGAGCTAAAGAGGCCCCACCGGCTGAAGAGCTTCCATCTAAAAAAAGCGTATTTGAAATGAACGAAGACGAACTTTTAGAGCGCAGTAAGCGTATCCACGCTAGACAAGCAAGGCTGAAGGCTAGGGCTGATGGCGGAATTCCTATGCCAAATGCAGCTCAAGAAGCTATGAGCTATCAAACACAACAGGCTTTAAGCTCTAACCAAAACGGCGGCTTAGGGTCAACCATCTTTAACATCTTACAACGTAACGGATCAATCTAGGAGAAAATATGAGTAACGAACAAGTACAGGCACCAAAACTAAACGCATCTCAACGTATCGAAAATCTAGAAGCATCGCTTCGGGCTATGGATATGGCACTTTACAATATCGCTCAGGAAGTTTCGAAGCTGTCCCGAGACAATTCTGGACTAGCTACTCAAATAGATACCCTTGTTTCTATGTTGGAGAGTAAAGAAGAAATTAGTAAATCTAACATCGAAGAAGCTATTATAAACAATAAGATCGAGCGTATGGCGCAGTCGGTCAATGAGAAGGTCGCATCTGGCGTTCTCACTGCTTCGGAAGAAATCGGACCACACTCTTTTGTTGTGGGTTTTGAAACCTTAACTGCTACCGGTGATATTCACAGTAAACGAGTTCAATTCGCTATGTTTTCGATCGATGAAGTTCTATCTTCCATACTTTCTGGAAAGAAAGTCGGAGATACGGTAGGAGTGTCGGAAACGATTAGCTTCACTATTAAAGAGATCTACGAAATCAAGACCCAGCAACAAGCTCAGGCAGCTCAAGAACAAACCCCGGTCACTGAATAATAGGTGACGCGATGATTTTAACAGATAAACAAAAAAGCATAGCCAAAGTGTATGCGGATTTGATCAAGAAAACAGGCAAAGCTCCTAGTAGATCTAAGCTTAAATTAAGCGGTATTTCTAGGGACGTAATTCGGCACCACTTCGGTACTATGAACGGCCTTAAGATTGCCTCTTCAGAGCTTTTCCCTGATGTTTTTGAAAAGTTAAAAAAGTCGCCACACCCATTGGCCGGTTTTACCAAGGAAAGTCTTGGAACTATCGTCAAGGAAAATAATTATCAAGACGGTATGTTTATCATTACGGCTGTAGCTCCAGTTACAAATCTGGACTATACCGCTGATCAGCTTATCGCCGCTAAAGACGGTAAGGATGTTGTTGGTGAAAACCTACATAAGCCAGCTTTTAATGCTGTTAAGAATTTCATGGATAGAAACTCTGCGCAATTAGTATTGCTCCCAATGCCAGCCCATATGAAGTCGCTGCATGAACAGCCACTGCATTATGATCCATCCCTTGAGGAATATCAAAGTAGCTTTGCTACCGAATTCACCTTCAATAAGCATCTAAAGGCTATCGAAGCTCACATCAATCCTCAACAAACAAACCCATTAACGGGGCTTAAACGCTTACGTATTCACAAATATTTAGGAAGCGATGGAGCCCCAGGTGAAGAGATTAAACGCTTTAAGACATCTATCGTGGTTGCACACTCCAAGCAAATGCTAGAGGTTGTTCCTACTGGAAACAATACGGCTCCACGAATCATTCACTCCACTGGAGCTATTACTAAACCCGCCTATCTTAGAAATCGTATCGGAATGATCGCGAACGAAGATCATAAGCTTGGCGCTCTTGTTGTTGAGATTGAAGGAGATATCTTTCATATCAGACAAGTGCAGATGGACCCTAAAAACGGTAGCTTCGTAGACCTGGGAAAGCGCTATCACGCCGATGGAACTGTTACTGAAGAGCGAGCTGAAGCTTTTAAGATGGGGGATGTTCACCCAGGACATCATAGCCAAAAGGCCCTCGACGCGATTTACGATCTATGGAGCATCATTAAGCCCAAGCGCATCTTCTTCGAAGATTTCTTTGACGGCTCTTCAATTTCACATCACCTCGAAAAGAAAAAGATCTCACAAGCAAAACTTCCTGATTGCTTTTCTAGCTTAGAAAAAGAAATCAATATGGCTAAAGGTGTACTAGGCGAGATCTATAAAAAAGCCCCCAAGGATGCGGAGCTTATCGCCACTGCATCCAACCATCCAGAGCACGTAATGCGTTATCTGGATGAGGGACGCTACATAAATGATAAGGTGAATTTTGATATTGCTCATCGCATGGTCGTAATGGCCTTGGATGGCAAAAATCCCCTGAAAGAATATCTAGATCCTAAGGGGCAAATGCGCTGGACCGATGAGAACGAAGATTATTTTGTAGAAGGTGTCCAGATGAACACTCATGGCCACTTAGGAATTAACGGAATGCGCGGTAGCAAGCAGGGCCATGAGTTGGCCCATGGAAATGCTATGATTGCTCACTCTCATACTCCTAGTATTTTTCACGATACTTTTACGGTGGGACATTCGACCGAGCCTAGACACGGCTACAATAACGGGCCGAGCACTTGGGTTTTGTGCTCTGGCGCAATATATAAGGGTGGGCAGAAACAGCTATATATGATTATCAAAGGGCGATTTCGGGCTGAAAAGAAGCCGAAGTTTAAAAAACGGAAATGAAACAGGCACGGCAGGAGCAGATGTACTTTAGCACAGAACTAGACAGACTTGAAGCTCAAGCTTCAGCGATCGAAAAAGACCTAATTAAAGCTAGTTTTTTTAAAAATCAGCTAGAGTTAGCCAGAGCAATTGCCGCTAAAAAAATATATGAGGCCACTGAGACCATATCCCTACTTAAGAGACCAAGAATCATAGTGTCTCTACCTGAATTTTCCAAAATAAAAAAGACCTTACGCAGTGCCTCTGCCGACCTTAAGAGTATTGATAAAGATTTAACAATTATATATGCATCTATGGCAGACGCCGGAAGCAGGGTCAGGAAGATTAAGAAAGACATTGAAAAGATTAAAGAAAACTCACTTAACAATATATTAAGCTTTCCAACCGAAAAGGCGGAATCAAATGCAAAGAAAGCCAGTGTCACGAGAAATGTTAGAAAAGATCCAGAATGATCTGGACTTTATTGTAAGTACAAAGTACAATAACTCAATAGCGGACTATCTATCCAAGCACCCAAACGGGGCGGATAACAATACGATCGCTAAGTTTCTAGGTCTTGATTCTCCAGATGAAGCTGAAGAGATTTATGGTATTTCTATAGAAAGTTTAAAGAAGAAAATGAATGTCTGATAAACCCTTAGCCCACTATCTATATTATGACCTTGAGACTACCGGACTCGATTTCAAAGAGCACGGCATCCTTACGGGTTATTTTGCCGCAGTGACTAAAGATTTTGCGGTTGTAGATGAATTGAGCCTTAAGATTAAGCCAGATCTTACCAAATACAAGGTTACTCAGGAAGCCCTCGATGTAAACAAAATTGATTTAAAGAAACATATGGAAGACCTAGACGCTGTTGACTATGCAGAGGCTGCTAAGCGAATTCACTCTTTTATTTCTAAAAATAAGCCAGGTAGAGGTAAGCTAAAGCCAGCGGGACAAAACATATTTTTTGATGATTTCTTTCTTTTCTTTCAAATAGTTAATCACCCGCTATGGGAAAAAAGCGTTAGCTACGCTCGCTTGGATACCAAGGTCTGCTGTGATATGCTAAAAGAAGCCGGACTGCTTCCGGCTGAAATCGGAAGTCTCAGCTCAATGGCTGAGCATTTTGGTGTTACTAAGAGAGAGATGCATGAGTGTAAGGGCGACGTGTTGACAACTATTGACGTTACGGCCAAACTTATTCAAATGTTAAAGAATCTAGGGAACAACAGCTCTATCATGTCCTCTGATATATTGGACCTTATCGAACGATGAGTCAGTTTTTAGTATCTCCTCACACCCATCCTGAGTCGCCCATTTCTGGCTCAACGGTGGATAATCTCATTAAACGAGCCAAGATGCTCGGTAGGAGTCATTTCTCCTATACCGACGTTGGGACCATGACATCTCTGTTATTGGCCTATAAGGGCGCTACGAAGGCTGGTATGGGCTTTATACCGGGCATTGAGATCTATTTTAAAGACCCGGACTGTCCGATTGTTAAATTTACGAAGGCCAATAAGGTTAGGTACTACAAAACAACCCTATATGCCCACACCCAAGAAGAGTTTGCTGGCCTGTGTCGATTGGCTTCCAAGCCTAGGCAGCAAATAGAGAGTTACGGCAAGCAGGTTTCTATTTGGAACTGGAAAGATCTTGAAGAGGCCGCTGGGCTGGGTCTTTCGTTGATTACTTCGGACGTACAAGATCTTATCTTTAAGAATGTATTGATCGATAAGGCTGACCTGATCGTTCCTGTTTACAACAAGCTTAAATCTTTATTTAAAGACAAAATTAGCTTTGCTATCGTTGGCTCTCCTTTTACCAAGACCTACAAAAGCGTCGTTTCTGTTAAGTTTACAGATGGTTCTAGCGATGTTTTGGACGCAGACTCTAAGGTTAAAACCAATGCCTCTACAAGAGGCGTTAGGGCGGTCGATCTGGCTACAGGGGGCGCTAGGCACAGCGTACTGATCGAATCGATTAAGTCTGGATTGGCTGTTAAATATAAAAACGGGAATATCAAATCGGCTGAGGTGATACAGGGCTTTCTCCCCTTAGGCAAGGATATTCAGCTGCAATGCAATAAGGTAGCATATGCACTTGGTAAGAGCTTAGGGGTTAGAATTCTATATTCCGACTTCGCGTTCTACGCTGAAAAAGACGATAAGCTCGTTCAAGACGTTAGGTTGTCTGGGGAGAACTTTAAAGATCCCACGGTTAAGCACATGCAAAGTACCGAAGAGGCTAGGGCCTATCTAGGCGGCATGGGGATTTCTGAGCAAGAGATAGACTCTATTCTCAGCAACAACAGCGAGTGGGCTAAAACTTTTGATTCTTTAAAACTTAATTACGGCGTTCAGGTTCCTCTTGTGGACAACAATGAAGACGCCCTACAGAAAACGGTTCGACTTATTAAAGAAGTCGGCAGGATGCCCTGGGGCGATAAGATATACGAAGATAGGCTTAGGCACGAAATCTCTGTCTTGGCCAAGAACGGAACAGAAAACCTTCTCCCCTACTTCTTCCCGATCAAAGATGTTATTGATGAATATGCAAAGGCCGGGATCATTACCGGCCCAGGTCGAGGCAGTGCGGCTGGATGTCTGCTTGCCTTCCTAATAGGTATCACTCACGTTGACCCTATTAAATATGGACTTCAGTTTGAGCGCTTTCTATCCTTAGATCGTATCAAAAGTGGCGACTGGCCAGATATCGATACTGACTTACCAGGAAGAGAATTGCTTGTAGGGACGCCTAAGGAGCCCGGATTCCTTTACAGGAAATGGGGAAACAAAGCGGCGCAGGTTTCCACTAGAACCATGCTTCGATTAAAATCGTCGCTTCTGGATGTGAACAGATTTATTAAGGGAGACGTAGAGCCAGAGGTTGAAATTCTATCTAAGAATCTTCCCGCTGCTCCACAAGGGGTTTCGGATGCCAACTTCGTTTATGGATACGAAGATGGGGATGGAAATCACCACGAGGGGATGATCGAACTTAACGAAGATCTTCGTAAGTATTCTGAAAGCAGACCAGAAGAGTGGGCTATCGTTGAAAGATGTCTTGGCGTTAGCCGTCAATTCTCCGCTCACGCATCGGCCTTTCTTATTGGACCTAAAAACATATCCGAGAGAATCCCCATGTTTCCAGGGACCAACATTACTCAGTATGAGGCCAAGGGGTGCTCTGAAGCCGGGGCTATTAAGTACGACTTCCTGGTGGTAAATCAGCTAAACGATATCCAGAAATGCCTACAGCTTATTAATAAGAAAAACGGCGAAAACAAGCCATCTGGTCTTTTTTCACACAATGGAAAAGAATTGAATATTTGGTCTCTGCCAGAAGATCTAGATGTCTTTAAATCCGTTTGGAACGGTGATACTGAAACCCTATTTCAAATCAACAGTGTTGGTATGGCGGATTTCTGCAAAAGACTCCAACCTAAGAACTTCTTTGAAGGGGCCGACATCTTGGCCCTACAGAGACCGGGAGCCCTTGACTATGTTGACCCTAGCACAGGAAGAAACATGGCAGAGGAATATATCGAAAGAAAATACGGCAGAAGCTTTCCTGATATTCCAGAACTAGAGAAACTTCTCCCATCAACATATGGTATTCAATGTCTTTCTGTTGGAACCAGAGTTAAAACACTAGGTGGTATAAAAAATATAGAATCTGTATTAATTGGGGATATGGTTCAAACGGAAACGGGCTCTTGGAACAGAGTGACTAATACTTTATTCCAAGGGGTCAAGAAAACCATAAAGGTCCATAGCGACAATGGCCAAGAAATGATATTGACAGAAGACCATAAGGTTTTGACCAATAACGGATGGAAGGCTGCTGGAGATCTTAATAATAAAGACCTTATACGTAGCCACTGGGCAAGTGACACTACCATAACGGAAGGTGACGAGAAAGATTACGTAGTTGGTCTTTTATTGGCCGATGGTGATCTGTGCGCCCGACAGTACAATATTGCAGCTGGGCAAGAAAAAAAGGCTTTGGTGATAAAAGAAATAGTAGACAGGGCGTTTTCGGTAGACTCCCGCATCTTTAAGGGTCAAAGATGTTGGTACGTTGGATTGAGATATGGAAACAATAGAAAAAACAATCCAATAATTAAGCATATCAAGGATCTAGGGCTTCATGGTCTAAATTGTCATAATAAAAAATGGCCAGAAAAAATAACAAAGCAGATGATTTTGGGATATCTTGACGGCGATGGGAATTGGAAAAACAGAACGGTAAGGACCTGCAATTATGACCTAGCACTCGGTCTATTTGAATCTATGCAAGCTATGCGCGTGAAGAGCTATCTTCATCAAGCATCAGACGGGGCGTGGACCGTTGGCTGGGGTTTAGATTTCGCTCTTAAATCTAGGTTATCTACACAGCAGAGTGCCCAAATTAGGGAGCATATTGGGTTAGTATCGCCAGTACCGGATTGGAACGGCAAGATTCCCAGAGATTGTAACTATAGGCAGTATTTTTATCCTAAAAGAATAATAAATAGACCCTATGTGTCTACTAAAGTGCTTAAATCTATTGGAGATAGCTTTGGATTAAGCTTTGACAATACCGCTATTTGGAGCAGGGTTTTATCTATAAAACAATGGGATTCTAGACCCGTATATGATCTTACCGTTGACACAGAGCACAGCTTTTTGGCTGGTGGGTTGGTAGTACATAATTGCTATCAAGAACAAAATACTCTTGTTGCAAAAGAAATTGCTGGTATGGACCCGATCGTTGCCGAACAGCTTCGTCGCGCTCTTTCTAAAAAGAAAAAGCAAGAGGTGGATAGGTTCAAGCCTATCTTTATTAAAGGTGCCACTGAAAAAGTCGGGTCTGATAAAGCCGAGAAAATTTGGGCACAGCTAGAGACCTCCAGTAGATATAACTTCAACCTTTCTCACGCAATGGCATACTTCTTCGTAACCTATGCCACCATGTTTCTTCGCTATCACTATCCGCTAGAGTGGTGGGCCTCTGTCTTATCCAATGCTGATGAAAAAGAAATCAGTACAAAGCTTTTTAAATATGTTGCGACTAAAGTGACCTCTCCAGATATCAACCTGTCTACGGATGAAATGACAATCGATTATGCCACAGGAAAGATTCTATCCAAGCTAACGGTGTTGCGCGGCGTTAAAGATGCGGCAGCTGGCCCTATTATCGAGAATCGTCCATACAAAGATATTGAAGATTTTGTAAGGAAAGATGTTGCTGGGCCGCTTCTGACCAAAAAACTTATCTACGTCGACGTTATGAACAGCCTATTTAAGCCTGGAGCTACGCTAGAGGAAAAGCTATACCAGTATGAACTCGCCAAGGCCAAGGTGGCCTACGACAATAAGGTGGCTGCGGGTAAGAAGGCCAAGCCTATTAACCCCGATTCGATTAAAATAGATAGAAGCTTTTTAGACCTTCACCCTATCGACGCCCTTAAACTTAAAAAGTCCGTACTCCCAACCATGCCCGTAGACCTTATGGGGTGCTTTGTTAATAATTCAAAGCTTTTTAATGAGGGAACATCAACCAGACCGCTTTACTCTGATAAGAACGGCAGACCGCAACCCCTAATCGACTCCAACAGCTTGCAGATCATTATCCCTAAGCTACTAGATAAATACGCCGATTTTTGTGTTGTGGCCTATGTTATTGATTCTAAAGAGTTCTCCTATCAAAAAGGGGCAAAAAGTGCCCTTAAGATGGTGCTAGATATCAATGGTTTTATGTCGGAATTTGTCATGTGGCCAGATTACAATAGTGGCAAGCTGGACTACCCAAAAGAGCTTAAAAAGGGCGATGTTATTTTGGCTTTCATGAAAAAGCGCCCACAAAAACCCGATGTTTCCATATCTCAAATAATTATTCACAACTAACTTGCTTTTAAGGTATAGGAGTGCTATACTCATAGTATGAGGGTAAAAGATATCATTTTAATAATCGCGGTAACGGCGTCTTTGGTTTTTTGCAGTCGCAGTAAATCAGCCGATAAGCCTATGATTATAGCCGTGGTAGACACTGGCTACAGCCACATCGATGGTGTCCCAGATGTTCAACTTTGTAAATTTGGGCACGCAGATTTTTATTCTAGCCCCAACGCTATCGGCAGCCTACCTAAAGACGAAAATGGGCATGGAACCGTGATCGCCCACATCATTAATGACGATTTGGTTCAAAACGGACTCACTAATTTTTGCCTGGTCATTGTTAAGTATTCGGATGGCAATAAGATTGTTAAGGCAGAAAATCTTGTTGGACCAGCCAAGTATCTGAACACGTTAAAGAATATAAACGTGATTAACTACAGCTCAAGCGGAAGCTACTCTAACGACGAGGAAAAGCGTCACATTGTTTCCATACTAAATAGGGGCGTTAAAATCTTTGCGGCAGCCGGTAACGATGGTGCTGAGCTTAAAGAGAATATTGTTTCAGAGGACTCTGCTTGGACCAAGCTGATTGGCACCAAAAAACGAGATGCGGGGTTTTATCCTGCCATGTACGACAGCAGAATTAACGTGATTGGCGCTCTTCGCGGACCCCTTAGGTGGAACAGAAGCAATTATGGCAAGCCCGTCACTCAGTGGGAAGAGGGACTGTACGTTTTTGATAAACAAAAATACATCGGGAGTAGCAATGCAACAGCCGTTGCCACTAGGAAATACGTAAAAAGTATGTTACTAAAGAAGCAGAATGACAGTTTTTAGAGATAAGATCGAAGACGGTAGAATCGGTAAACTGTCTGGATATGCTAAGTATGTTTCATTTGACAAACAAACGCTGTACGTACAGGTATTTTATTTTTGCGGCAAGTTTACGATAGAGAAATATTATACTAACTCATCGACCGGTAGGGCCGATGCAAATAAGTTTATAAAACAGTTCAAAAAGGATGAGGATATCCTTAAGCATTTTAAAATAAAGGGGCCACTAAAAATGAGTTTGGATAAAATTGTAGAAGAAATTAAGACACAGCGTGAATATGCATCGGAGAATCCAGAGGAAGGAAATCCTTCCACCCAGAACTTCCGAGTTGGGCGCAAAAACAGTGCTATTGAGAATCTATCTCGCCTTGAAGAGCTTTATAAGGAAAACCTTAAAAAGAACCTTATCGCTGTTGTGGTCAATGGCTCTGACGCTAGCGAGTTTGGAACCAAGGCAAAAGAACTGGTTGAAATGCCTTCTATAAGCTACTCCTCGCTTATCGATATTGTTATGGCTACTTTTAATGAGAATCACTTAGAGGGTAAGAGTTCTATAGCGGCTGTCGTCGATAGACTTAACGACAGCCTATCGGAAATCGACGACCTCATTGACGCCGATGTGCCGCTTGTTGAGTACAAAACTAGCATGGACAAAAGCCTTAAGACCATGGGCGAACTTCGCGATTTTATCACGTCGCTTATTGATAAAAATGTTGGAAACGACATCTTGACCCTTTTCGCTATCGAAAAGGCTTGTCAGGAAGCCCTCGATATGTTATATGAGGGAAAGCGCTTTGCTTTCACCTTACCAATTTCAGACCCATCCCAAGCAGACGAAGCTTACAATTCTCTATCCCGAATAGTAAAGTCGGTATTTATGGTTGTGGCGGGTCGTCAAGGTAGGGGACTGAGTACGGAGCCAGTCGCAAAGCTAAAAGATACAAACGAAGAGTCAGTAATGGAAGCTTTAAAGGCCATTAAAGAGTCAATTAAATAACAATAGGAGAATATATGCAATTAGGAACAGCTCGTTACGGTGATGAAAAAGCAAAGAAAAACTACTGGGGACTAGAAGAGGGATCGCAGGTTTATCGCATTCTTCCCCCTATGGGAAATTTAGCGGCCAAGGGGCGTTGGAGTGAATACTACTCAATTCACTTTGGCTATAAGAACGAAGAGGGGAAGATGCGCGTGTTTGCTAGCCCTGAAGTTTACGACGGTCGTACCAAAACCGTTGTTGAAACTGATCCAGCAAAAGACCGACTTAGTGCTGCTAATGATGCTCTTACTCAGGCCATGGCCTCTGGCAATAACACACTGGTCGCTAGTCTTAAGCTCTTCACTGAGTCGTACAATCTAGACAAGAAACACTACCTTAACGTGATGACCCTTGATGGTCGTATCGGTCAGCTCAAGATTCCTCACCGCTCTAAGCAAGCGCTTGATGCTGAGATTAAGCGTTTGCGCACTGCCGGAGTTGACCCTCTATCTCTAGATAATGGTCGCTTCTTCGTCTTTACTCGTACCGGAAAGGGTCGCGACACCCTCCATACCGTTACGGTCTATAAGACCTCACAGGAAATCCCTGGATATGGAAAGGTTGA